TTGTATTTTTACCTATCCATAAACAAATAATTGATGAAATAAAAAATGTAATTAATGTAGAAAATAATAAAAAACTTAAATTTGATGGAGATTATAATTTTAATAATGCATTAATTGAAATTTATGATGATAATTATAAAAAAATGAAATTTCATTCAGATTTAGATTTAGATCTAAAACAAGATTCTTATATATGCATTTTTTCTTGTTATAAAAATCCTTTATTTTCACATAAACGAATTTTTTCTTATAAAAAGAAAGGTTCAAATGATGTTAAAGAAATTCCTATGAAACACGGTTCTATTATTATTTTTTCTGTTAAAGATAATGAAGATTATCTTCATAAAATTACTTTGATGAATTCAACAAATAAATATACTAAAAATTTTGATGAAAATAGATGGTTAGGAATTACTTTTAGATTTTCTAAAACTTTTGTTGATTTTAGTAATAAAGAAGACATTGTTATTAAAAATTATGTTTGTAATAAAAGATTAAATTATACAGAAATATTTACTCGAGCAAGTGAAAAAGAAAAAGAACAATTTTATAAATTGAAGAAAAATCAAAATAATAAAAATAATTTTACCTATCCTAATATAACTTATAGTATCAGTCCAGGAGATTTGTTATACCCAGTTAAAATAAATAATAAAAATAATTATTTTAACAATTCAAATAAACCTAAAGATAATATGTTAAAAAAATTTAAATCACTTTTTGATTTTAATTTATTATTTAATCTTAATTTATTATCTGAATATCAATTAAAAAAAAATTATTATGTTGGTTTTTTATTTTTAACTTTTGGTTTATTATCTTATAAATATTTTAAATTTAAAAAATAGGTTTTGTGTAATCACCTTTATTTAAACTAAAATTAAATTCTTCATAATTAACTATGTTTGAAGTAATATTTTCTTCATAATAAGTTCCTTTTAATTTATCAATTTCTTCTTCAAAAGATTCTGTTAATTCTATTTCTTCTCCATCTTTTAATATAAAAGTTTTGTTATTTTTATAAATTGCTTCTGTATTAGAACAACGAACAACGTATCCCATTCTTGTTGGAATATTTTCTATTTGTAAAGGAGGAGGAACTATCTCATGAGTATATAATCTATTAGTTCTTAAAGACATGAAAAATACAGAATTTGGATAAAGTTTTACATCAAATTGTTTATCTAAATTATTTTCTTTTATAAATTCATCATCTATATCATTTTTTAATTTAAATCTTAAAACAGTCAAACAACTTGTGTCTTTATAATAATATCCAAACATATCTCCTTCTTTTCTATTAATTTTCATTTCTCTTTTGTTTAAAAAATCTCCATTCACAAAATTTTCATAAAAAGAACAAAAAGCCATAACTGCTTCTGAAGGCATGTCTTTTGTTTTATCGGAATGTTTTTTAATTTTTGCTCTTTTTTGTTTTATTGTTTGAGTAGTGGAAGTATCTTCATTTATTTCTGTATTATTATGATAAATTTGAGCTAAAATGTGATTCAATTCTACAGGATGTTGAAAGAAATAAGAAGAAAAATTATTTAAATTCATTAATATTTCATGATCGGTTTCTCTTAAATTATCAGTTCCTCCAGTAAAATTAGAAGAACATCTTAAAAGTTTAAATTTATATTCATCTTCTTCTAATTTATCAACATGAGATATATAAATTCCACTTCTAAATGCACTTGTTCCTTTGTTTGATTCAGTTAAGCCTTGAAATTCATGTTCTCTAGAAATATCTGAAAAATAATCTTTACCTTCAGAAAAAACATTTTTTAACAAAACACCTACTCCATGTACAGAACAAGGAACTTGTCCAATATTTATTATAGTTTTAATAGAAAATTTACTTGAACCAATAAAACAATCATAGTTATAAGACCAGTCTCCTATCAATGATACTTTAATTTCTTTTTCTATATTCAAGTCAATTATTTTTTCATGAATTTTACCAATATCTCCACAAACATAAACCAGTTGATTATCTACACTTAATAAATTTTCTAAATTATCTAAATCATTTTCTATAATATTTCCACAAAAATTGTTTTTAATATAATCATATTCGCTCTTATTTTTTTCAGAAAAAAAGTCTGTAGTTACTGACTCTAATATTAATAAATGTTTTTTATCAAGTAAAATATTCTCTACTTTTTCCATAATATTTTACTAAATTTATAAATTTATAACTATTTTTATTTTTTTTTATAAAAATTGAAAAATTAACTTATTAAAATTTAATTAATAAACTATCTATCTTTCAGTGTATTAGTAAATTACTATTGAAACAAAATGACAACTATGTATATAAGTCCAACTTTAACTGATTTATATCAAATTTCAATGGCTTATGCTTATTGGAAAGAAGATTCTCACAACAATATTACAACTTTTGAAGCATTTTTTAGAAAATGTCCTTTTAATGGACAATATGCAGTTGTTGGTGGAATTAAAGAATTTTTAGAATTTTTCAATACTTATTCTTTTTCATATCATGATATTGAAGGTTTAAAAAGAATTTGTCCAGATTACGAAAAAGAATTTTTTCAATATTTATCAAGTTTGAACACATCACAAGTTCAAATAAATATTATTCCTGATGGTTCAGTTGTATTTCCAAATCAACCAATTGTTCAACTCACTGGACCAAAAATTGTGTGTCAACTTTTAGAAACAACTTTATTAAATTTAATTGGTCATCCTACTTTAGTTGCTACTTATGCAAGAAGAATTAGACAACAGGTTGGAAAGGAACGTGTTTTAGCTGAATTTGGTTTAAGAAGAGCCCAAGGTGTTTCTGCAGGAATTAATTCTTCTCAATACAGTTATATTGGAGGATTTGATTCAACATCTAATGTTTATGCTGGTATTAAATATAATATTCCTGTATCTGGAACTCATGCTCATTCTTATGTTATGAGTTTTACAAATCTTTCACAAGTTAAAGACAATTTACAAATTAAATACAAAAACTCAAATCAAATAATAGAAAATTTTAAACAATATGTTTTTATTGTTAATAATATTAACGATGAATCTGAAATTACTACTAATAAATCAGAATTAGCAGCATTTATTACTTATGCTTTTACACAACCAAACAATTTTTTAGCCTTAATTGATACTTTTAATACTTTGGAAAGTGGATTGATTAATTACTGTTATGTTGCTAATGCCTTAATTGAACTTGGATATTCACCAAAAGGTATTAGAATTGATAGTGGTGATTTAGCTTATTTATCAAAAGAAATTAAAAAAAAGTTTATTGAAATGAGTTCTAGTTATCCACAATATAATGATATGAAAATTGTTGCTTCAAATGATCTGGATGAACATATTGTTGGATCATTAATTAATCAAGGAGCTGAAATTGATGTATTTGGGATTGGAACTAAATTATCAACTTGTTTTCAAACTCCTGCTTTAGGTATGGTTTTTAAACTTGTTGAAATTAATAATATTCCAAGAATTAAAATTAGTGAAAATGATGAAAAAACAACTATTCCATGTAAAAAATATTTATTCAGGTTATACAATTCAAGTAATAAGGCGGTTTTAGATTTAATCACTAATCAACCAAATATTAATGATTATATTGATGAAGATGGTAATATACTTTGTGTTGAACCTAAAATTCAAAACAAACGTGTTAAAGTTAAATATTTTATACATGAAGAATTACTTGTTGATGCAAGAACTATTACTGACAATTCAATTGATGTTGCAAAAAAAAGATGTGATTATCAAATTTCTACAATGAGAGAAGATTATTTAAGAATATCAAATCCAACTCCTTACATTGTCACAACTCCAGAACCTTTTGCTGAGTTAATAAGACAAATTAAAAATAAAGAAAAAGTTATTAAAACTCTTATTTAATTTTATATAAAATTTTATCAAGTATTTTTTTATTAGATTTATTTAAAAATCTTATATTTTTTATTGAAAATTTTTTATTATAATCATTTAATAAAATATTAAATCCTACTTTTTTTATATTTATTTTTAATAAATTATTACAATATCTAGAATCTAACATTCTAGGATCTAAAAACGAATTTAAAAATATATTATTTACACTTTGAGGAATATAATTTATTGTTTTTATAAAAGTTTTTACAATATCTTTATAAAAAATGTTGTTTATTTTAATATAAAAATTTTTTAGTTTATTTGGTAAATTTGTTAAACTATTTGTATTTTTTAAGAAATATTCCACATTTTTTATTTTAAAGTTCTCAAGATTTTTTGATAAATTCCTAAAATTTATTTTTTCTAAAACTAAAATTGATGGAGTTATATTTATTCCATATTTTTTATTAACTTTAAAAAAATAATTATCGTGAATTTCTGTTAATTGTTCTATTGATTTTATTTCTAAAAAAACTATTTTTTTATTTGATGCATTTTTTAATAATGTTTTACATAATATATTTGCATTTTCTTCACATTTATAAAGATTATTCCACTCTTTTTCAGATTTAGGATTATTTATTTTTTTAAATATTATACTAATATCTTTGTGAATCATTTCTCTATTATTTATCATATCTAATCCTTCTAGTTTTATTCTTTTTATTATTTTTTGATTTTCATATTCTTTATTTTTATAAAAATCATCATTATTTGTTATAATTACTTTTCTTTTTCTAGTTTCTTTATCTTCACTTGTTATTTTTTCAAAAATAGTATTATGTATCATATTATAAATTGTTAATAATATATATTCAGTTATTAAATAATAAAATAAAAAAAAAATTGAATATTTATATTATTAAATAAGCTTATTATTTAATATGTTTGAACAAAAGAAAGGAAGTATTCGTTATATCAAATTTTTATTTTGTGAAAATAAAATGTATTTGTATTTTGATGAAAATACTTTTTTTGAAATTGATACAATTGGTTCTAAAAATGAAAATACTTTGGTAGTTTTAATAAATAACACTTGTTGTTGTCACATTAATAAAAAAAAACTTTTTGATTTTATTTTAACATCTATGGAAGGTAATAAATCTTATATTTCTTTTGATATTAAAAATAATATTCAAAAAAAGAAAAAAAGAAAGAGAAATGATTCTAAACAAAAAGAAAATTATATTATTTTTTGTGATGATAAATTTACCTTCAATATTGGTGGATATTATAAAGAAATTGTTGCAACAAAACCTTCAATTTATTCAGAAATTTTAAGACAACTTGAGTTTTTTCACAAAAATATTGAAGGAATTTTACAAGAAATATATGATGAACATGAAAGTGATACTGAAATTGATGAGTAATTTTTTACTCCACATTTTTTTTAATTAAAGAATATAATATATATTATGTCAAATCCAAATACTTTTTTATTAAAACTTGCAGCATTAGATCCAAATGATAATATATCTGTTGATCCTATTCCATCTAATAATCCTTGTTGTCCTTGTAAACCAGATTCTCCTCAAGAAATTATTTCTAAACTAATAAGTGTTATTATTTTACAAAAAATAATTATTAGATTAGAAAAATAAATAATATTATCATTAAAAATTATGATAATAAATCTAAAAAATTATACTTATTTACATTTTTAATTAATTTCTTCATTTAGATTAATTACATTATATTTACATATCGCTTTTTTCATTATCTCTAAAGGTGTTATTTCTCCATCTTCCATAAACAATTTTAACATTTCACTACTAAATCCATTCATTAATGCAACACCTGGTGTATCTTTTCTAACAGGAAATGAGGTTACAGAATCTATCAAATTCCAAAATACTATCTTAGGTAAAGTTAATCCATTTTCTTCATATTTTATTTTAATTATTTCATATCCTGTATCATATTTAGTTGAATTTTGATTTGTTCTGTTATAACCATAATTGTAACTATTATTTGGATCATGAGCACAGTCAAATTCCATATCTGTAAATACAATTATTTGTTTTACCATTTTATCTTCTGTAATTCTTCTTGTAATTGCATCTTGTAATAACATTTCAAACATTTTAATAAAATCTGTATTTCCTCCCCAGTCCATTCTTCTAATACTTGATAATTTATCCTTTGTTGTATTTCCTGTTAAATTATGTAAAATTGGATTTCCTGAAAATGTTATTAATTTATCTTTAAATTCATCATTTTGTAATTGAGAAAGAACAAATCCTAAAGCTACAGATACTTCCATAGGAATACCACTCATAGAACCACTTACATCACTTACAGGTAAAGTATTTTCAAAAACTCCACTTTCTCTTAAATTTTCAATTATTTGATTTAATTGTATTTCTGATGTTTCATTACCAGATTCTATTTCCCTAATTAATTCATGAGGTTGAATACCTGTTGTTTTCATTTTAACTTCTCCTGTTTTACATTTATTTAAAAATTCTTCATATTTTTCAGGCATATTTCTAATTAAACCTTTTTTAGTCTTTTTTAATGCTGTTCCTGGAATTTGTTCTATTTTAATATTTTCATATTCTTTTGATGATAAATTTATTTCTAAAGTATTTAATTTTTTATTTAATGGTGTCAAGTAAGATTTTCTATACACTTTTAATTGCTTTGATAAATTTCCATTAGGAGTTAATATTGACGCTATTTCTTTTGCTAAACCTGGATATTTACTATTTTCTCTTGGAGCCCATTTTGCAGCCAAACTTATTTGATTTTTT